ACTAAAACTACTGCCTCCATACACTCTAATATTTTGTCTTTTAACAGAATCATAATCTAAAAAAGTTTGTATCTGCTTATCAGTAGATTTCCCCAAGTCTATCCATTCCACAGCGTTAGCTGCCAACGGTAAACTAAATAAGGCTGCTAATAATAATTTATTCATCTTAAAGCCCCCTTTATTAATCCCAATCCAAAGCCTCACGATACACGCACCATCCCAATGGCAGCGTGTCGACTGGCTTGGCGAACTTTAGGAAGTGGCATATCCAGTGGTATTCGTATGGTTTCATAATGACCTCATCTATACTTGGTTACTTTACTGTCAACGATACCAACAAGCATGCATTCACCCATAGGCACTATTTTCTGATCTGGCCAGTCTGGATTGAGTGGTTTTAAGTACATATCTTCAGGACTATCACCAATCATTAACTGCTTAAAAGTGGCTTGCTTATCATCGTTGCAGTGTATAACCACCAAGTCGCCATCTTTCAAATCCCACGGGGCTATTTCAGGCTCTACATAGATAATCTCATCAGGTTTAAATTCAGGCCACATGCTGCGTCCTTGAATAATCAAACCAAATGCGCGCTTAGAAAGGTGCTGCGGTCGTGGTATCCAATCGATTACATCATCTATCGTTACTGGCATCACATCAGAAAAACTACCAGCCGCCACCCAACTGATTACAGGTACGTAACCATCCATTCCATAATCAACCGGAACTCTCAGTGTGCCTTCAGGGTCACTCAGGCTCGGTGTGTTTGGAGCACCGCTACCTTGCATAGTTTTAATTTTAGCTTTGAGGTCACTGACGGTAGAGGTAGGTGATGAACCACTCAGAATATAGTTGGCATCGGCATTATATTTCTCTGCCGCAGCTAACGCCCCTTCCTTAGAAACACCTCTTTTTGCCCAGTTGGTTACTGTTGATGCTCCAACATTCAAATCTAGGGCGATTTTGGACTTTTTGTTTGTCCCTGCTATTTCTTGCAGCCTAAGCATGCTTGGGTCCATACACCACCTCATTTTAATCATTATTTAAATTAATATTATTTTACACGCTGTGTGGAACTAATTGTTGCACACTGTGAAAACTACTGATTGCTTTTTATTCACACTGTGTGTATTATTTACCTTATAATGTGAATTTAGGAGTACACAATGAATGATAAAGAGTTGATCGAAAAACTAGGCGGAGTTAAAGCTATTGCTGACGCACTTGGCTACAACTACACCACAGTTCATAACTGGCTTACTCGCGGCATCTCAAGAGACGCAAAAATCGCTCACCCTGAAATTTTCATGCAAAAGAAAATAGAGAGTGTGGAGCACATCGATAACTACATAATAGAAGAGGCATAACCATGACAACCAAATCCATAGCTAAATTATCACCCGAACAGGATGCATGGTCACGCAACATGCAATCTCAAATCATGCAAGCAGTTGCGATAAGCAAGCAAGCGAATGTAGCCGACTGCATCGGTGTAGATACAACCACAGTCGGTCGCTGGTTAGATGCAAACAACCCAGAAAGCAAGATGGTTCAGTTTTGCAGCATGTTGGCGTTCTGTGGCTTGAAAGTCGTACCGGCACACATGAAGTGCTACAACGAGCAGAAAATCGACATCTTATTCCGCTTGGCCAAAGACAACTTCCAACGCTTAGAGGAGGTCGATGATTTTTTTCATGATGACGCTAAGACGCAAATTGCTGAGGGCACTTATCGTCCAAGAGGCACGTTATGACTTGCGATGACTGCCCACACCACTTAGCAGAAAGCAATACATGCTGTCACCAGTCAATCGCACCGGTACCAGCTTTAATCATGACAGATGCGGTGCTGGCAAATCTTAAAACCCAATGGAATAGACATTATCAGCAGAAAGGAGTCTGGGATGTGCTCGAAAAATACAAGCTCGTATGACGACGAAGCAAATGATCAAGCAGATGCACACGCGCTGCTCATGCAATCACAACGAGATAAGAACAAGGGTGATGACGATGAAATTCAATGAACGCACAGCAAGTATCGAATTAGCGCGAACCATCGAACAAAACAAACAGGATGATGTTCGAGCGATAAATAGGGAAGCAGCAAAGAAAGAGTCTGACCGTAAAGAATCAGTGAATATGCAGTTTTGGCACAGCATGAAAGAAATCATTTTTATGATTGCTTGTGCAGCAATCGCTATTTATACATTAATCCATTTTGCTTGAGGTCGTTATGATTACCAGTCAATCAGCAATCAAACGGTTTGATAGAGAGCATGGCATTAAGCAGCTCACAGCAATGGATAACACCGGCCTTTACTGCAATAGCAATCACTACAGCAAAAATACCAAACAAAGCCTATTAGCGCAGCAAGCAAAGAGCGTGAGAAAGGCAAAATTTAAGCAATAAAAAAAGCCCTAATCAGAAGCAACTGATTGGGCTTTCACTGCATACAACTCAAAAAAGGATTATGACATGCAATTACCAACTATTCAACAAAATAACGATTTGCAGCAAGCGGTTGATGCTAAAGAGCTTTATCTAGCGCTGGATTTAAATATCGCTCATTGGGCCAGATGGTCTAAACAAAATATTCAGGACAACCCTTTTGCGCTGGAAGGCATGGATTACGGGGTTTACACCTCGATGGTGAATACTCAAGGTGGCAGACCAACCGTAGATTATATGCTGTCTATCGACTTTGCCAAAAAGTTAGCCATGCAAGTACGCACAGAAATGGGCGAGCGTATCAGAGATTACTTCTTAGAGTGTGAGAGTAAGGCCAGTCAACCAGTCGTTAGCTTGCCTGATTTTACCAATCCAGCGTTAGCAGCCAGAGCGTGGGCTGATGAATACCAAGCTAAGCAGATAGCGCAAGAGAAGTTGGCCATAGCTCAGCCTAAGATTAACTTCCATGACGCAGTAGCGGCCAGTAGAGCAATGATGACGGTATCTGACGTGGCCAAAAAGATAGGCATGACAGCTCAAGAGCTGAATAAGAAGCTAGTTGATATCGGCGCTTACGATAAGCGCAGACTACCGAAAAAGGTGTTTGGCCATAACTTTATTACCAAAGGCTATGGCGTCATGAAGCTCACGGCAGATGGCTATGATCGCAACCTGTTAACTCAATCAGGTCAAATCTACCTCATTGGGCTATTTAGCCACGCAAGAGAATTGGAGGTCGTGTAATGCAAACAAATAAGAGGTACGCAATGAATGAAACAGGCTTTACGCAGGTAGATAACAAGATATTTGACGCACAGCCGTTTCTTACTCCTATTGCCTTCAGCGTGCTTATGCGAATGATCAGAATGATTGATGGCTATCAAGGTAATGACGATGCCGCCCTATCAAACACCTTTTTGCAGAAAAATTGCAACATGAGCAAAAACACAGTTTCAAAAGCAGTAGGTGAGTTAGTCGAATTTGGATTTTTAAACCAAGATTCTCAGCAAAGAAAGACCGCTATTTACACTTTGAACTATGAAAATATCGCTGATTTTGATGCTAAAAAACATGGTCAGAATTTAGCATCCCAAAATTTAGCATCCCAAAATATGACCATTAGATTCCCAAAATATGACCAAGAACTAGGTCAAAATATGGGAAGTAATAAAGAAAACATAAAGAAAACTTCTTTAAAGAAAACTATTAAAGATGTTCAGCCAAAAAAAGAAGCGGTTAAATCTTACTCACCTGAAAAACCTGAATCAGTGTCAGAGCAAATCTGGAATGATTTGCTAGCACACAGAAAGTCGAAAAAAACATCGAACACTAAAACAGCATGGTCAACGATTTTTAATGCTCTAGCAAAAACACAAAGCGCTACTGGTCACACATTGGATCAGATCATAGCTGAGTGGATATCGAGAGACTGGAAAGGCTTTAAATCTGACTGGTATATCAACTCACAGACAAAGCCAACAGCTAACAATAATTATCAGGGGAACACCAATGCGAACACTCAATCAGCTAACCACAGCAATCAGCAATACGACACAAGCACAACAGCAGGCTATGCAGCCAAGCTTGATGCAGATGCAGAACGATACTATGCAGAGCAAGCAAGAGCCCAGCAGTCAATTAACGGAAGCACTGAGAGCGCTTTTTAAACAATGGAAAGCATGGTTTAAAAACAAAATGAAAACTAAGGACGAAGATTTTGACTGGTCCTTCGATATGGTTTTAGTCTGGGCCCGGTACCTAACCAAAAAGCGCATTACAGCCAAAGAGTTTGATACAGCAAGTGAATTATCTTTTGATGAGGATTGGATGCCTAGCAATGCAAAAGAGTTTTTGGCCTTGGTACGCACACAGCAAGCCAATGAATATCCGTCAGCACAAGCAGCCTTTGATAACGCTTGCTGCCAATGCGGACTTATCGAAGACCGGTACGTTAAACGCCAGTGGCTGCATGCAGTGGTATTAGAAACAGCAAATCGTATCGGCTGGGGCAAGCTTAAAAACGCTAATAATTACTTCCTGAAGACGTTTGCCAGTGTTTATGAGCAAGTCGTTACAGAGCATCAAAACGGCGCCACGTTTGTTGTTCCTCAGTCACATCAGGTCGAATACGAGCGCACCGTGGTAAAGCCTGGTAGTGAAGCAGATAAGAAAATTAATGAGCAGTTGGCAAGTTTAAGGAGAGTGGCGGTATGAGCAACTTAGAAAATGACCTAAAACACGCTTTTGCCCTATTGGACTTATCCAACTTTGAATGGCTGGACGAAGAAGAAGCCAAAAAGCCGTTTAAGACTACGAAAAAAGGTTACATGCAAGTACCGCTTAACAAAGAAACATTTGAAGGCATGAAGGCGGCAACTGTGTTTACTGGCCATTGGGCGACACAAGGGCGGCAGGTGATGAAAAAACCACGTTTATTCCGTATTGAAGTCTTTATGTATGAGGTCGGATTTAATAAACCAATACAGGCTGTCGCAAGAATGAAGAAGCCAGACACTGTGCATACGTTATGGAAAGCGATAGGCGAGGCATCCCAATTTATCATGAGTGAGAACAAAAATACTGAATGGGCTGTTGATCGATGCAAAGCAGTGGTGAAAGTGTGAAAACCACAAAGGGCTTAAAAGTATCAGGACTACAAAAAGCGTTTAGTACAAGGACTTATAGCTATCGAGGTCACTCAGGACGAGTAAGGGTAATGGAAGGAAATCCGTATCACGATGACTACGCCAAGTGGGATGATTCGGGTAAAGCGTTTAATCATGATTATGGGGACTTGGTTTTTAAGGAGAGCAGAAAGTGAGTATTGCAAAAATCGGTATCGATACAGGCGTTAATACGGGCATAGCGGTTTGGGAAGATGGAAAGCTGCAGTCTGTGGAGTCGATGACCATCACCAAGGCTATGCGCAAGATACTAACCGCTTATCCGTATCAAACAACCAAACTCTACATTGAGGATGCGCGCAAGTGGATTGGCTTCAACGGTAAAACAAAGGCCACTCAAGCAAGATTACAAGGCGCCGGCAGCGTTAAGCGTGATGCCAAGATTTGGGAGGACTGGTGCAAAGAACATGGTTATGAAGTGGTATTCGTCAAACCGATGGGTAAGGGCCTTAAGAAATCAGCGGAAGAGTTTAAGCGAATAACCAAGTGGCAAGGCAGAACGAATGAGCACAGCAGGGATGCGGCCATGATTGTGTTTGGCAGATAACAAAGTATATAAAAGTATATCGATAAATTAAATTGAGGGCTCAAAATGACCAACTTACTAGCTAAAAGATTCGGTACCAGTCCACGCTTAGAATTACTCAGCGGCGAATGGCTCAAGCAAGGATTAGGAGTTAAAACCGTTAAGTTTGATATTGGGCAGGGTGGCTTACCTCCTGAAATCAACTGGGAGGATAAAGCCGCAGCTATTGGATTAATTAAAAGCAAAACAGGTAAGGCGTTAGCTTCACTCTTAGTATGGGGTGATAACGAACGGTACGATTGGTCAGAGTCCTTTGATGATGTGGTTAACCACTTAGCAGCTAACATGATTAAATATTGCGTAGAGGACGACAGAGGCGCGCCTAAGAGCAAATACACGCTTAATGAATTAGCATTCAAGATGGCGCGCATGACGTTGCACTTCGAGCTATACAATTTATGGCCCTTATATTCAGTTGAGGGCCGCTTGTTATTTAGTGGTATAGAGATGTCAGCGAGCTCATACAGTCAGCTATGGTCGAAGTATCAGGATAAGATGCTTAGTGATATCGAGTATCTTATGAGTTTCATCAATCAGGATGTAGCTAATTATCGATATAACTTGACCCTTGATTGCAGTTGATGCTATATTTTCTATACTGGCGTAAGTTGTAAGTAAAGCCAAACAAATTACAGCGGAAGTTATCTCTCCGGTTCTTTCGCTTTTTTTAATACTACTTGATCAATATTAAACAATGAATTATGATTATTGTAATATATGAGATTGGATGACATTAATGAGAGCACATGACGCTGTTTTTTTAGAGAGTATTAGTGGTATAGCGTTAACAGTCCTATGGGCTACTATGTTAGCAACTGGCGTTATGGTCGGTATGACTTTTCTAGGAATGTTTTTGGGATATGTTTCATTAGATCTATCATCTACACAGTTTTTATCAATCGTTTTCAAAGTTATTTTGGCTCTCATATGTCATGAGGCTATAAAGTTTTTAAATAATTTTAGAGAAAATAGGATTGACCCCAATCTGCCAGCATAACGTATTACAAATCTGTAATTACATTGAAAGACGACAGCTTAATTGCTCTCGTCTTTTTTTATGCCTGATTGATTTAGTCGCAATCAGCACATGCCAAAGTGATACCCGCTAGCAGATGACGACTGCAACATACGATGAGCTATCAATGACTATCTGATTTGCATGTGATGACGATATGAGTTGATAGCTAACCTTTTTGCCCGATACCGGAAATCCGATATCGGGCTTTTTTATATCTACGATTTAGCAGGGATGCTAATTATGTGCGAGCTGACTAACCAACAGGCCTATGATTATTATCATGAGGTGAAGGAGTCGTGCGCCAAGGATTATTGGCTTAACTTCTTGCGAGATAGGGCGAATAGAGGTGTGGTCGAAGCGCAGGGATTTGTAGCTAAAATTGAGTTTTGTGAGAATAAATAAGTGCTTATAGCTCAGATGGTAGCGCACTACACTGGGGGTGTAGTGGTCAGAGTACAGGACTCATTATTCTAACGTCACAGTTTCAAAACCTGCCGTCTTCACTATGTTAAATTAATCAGTCTGCCTTTCTTAAAGGTCAGAGCTCTACTTTGACATGGTATAGGTCTATATTTTAACCAGTTTGCCCGCCTTGAATGGTCCGGGCATTTTTTATACTCGCTGATTGGAGGTGAGCATGTTAGCAAGACCAGTCCCGCCCAATGACATGCCATCGTTCTTAGCAGCACCTGAGATACATGAATGGCTGAAAGACACAATCTTAAATCCTGATCATGAATGGTTTAACCGTGACCATCAACACCTACTTGATTATGAGTTTCGTGAGATATCCTTTTTATGGGCCCAAGGCGAATACATTAAACAAGGTAAACAGATATTAGGCCAATGCGAAAAAGTCATGATGATGACTGGCGGTTGGAAAAAAGCACGTCAAGAAATGTGGTTTGAAGATACATTGGGCGCGGTACCGGATTATCTAATCACTTTGGATGCTAATTATTGCCG